CTTATACCTTTTTCCATAATCGAAAAGAGTATAGGCAATATTGTTTTTCTCCAAGTAATCCTCTATTTCAGCGAGTTCAAAGGGGTCGCGATGTTTAAAGTACACCATGACTTTTTGACGAGGTAAACCCGTGGGACAAAAAGTCGTCGTGTCAACTGGAAAGGGGAAAAGGTATAGAGGTAAAAACACCGCCGCATTTTTGGACGTCCATGCGTCGAGTATCCATTGACTCTGTAATAGATAACAAGCATTTTGATGGGTGTTGTGAATCGCCAACAATTTGGTATCCGGAAAGAGGGAAAAATGTGGACCAAACAAAAAGACCTTTTCTGGATAAAGAGAGGTATCGATAGGCGCAGACGGAGAATAAATATGGGTGTATTGTGGAATGTCTTCCATGGTTCCGTAGGTATATTCACCCTTGAGCAACTCCTCTAATCCTCGCTGATTTTTGAAGTGTAGTCCACCAATGATCAATAACATACGAATAGAAGAGAAGAAAAAGAATACGAAACCTTATATTTTAATCCACGTCGTGGGGAATAAGTCTGACGTGTCTTTTGCTTGAGCGGGTCCAAACCATTTCGATGGATAGGTGACGATTTTATCAGGGGTTGTATTGAAATATCCACCCCACCAACTAAATGTGCTATTGGCAATAATCTGATGCGAACAACACGACATCAGTGCTAATTGTTCATAATCGGGTATCGTGGTATCGATTGAAATAAAACACATGTCTGGAAAAAGAGGCTTCAACAAACGAATGTATTCATCGACATGTTCTTTGTCTCCTTCCTCGTAAAAATAAAGGACCCTTCTTGCCGAGGTCATTCGCATCATCACGTTCAGTGCACTCGTATAATAAGAAAGAGGCAATACAGGATGATGCTCTTGCAGATACTTGTAATCTCCCACTCGAAAATGCATGGAAATAAAGTCGGTGTAATCAAAGGGGTATTTTTCCCGCGTTTTCGCAAGGGTTTCCTTTAATTGGATATGTTCAAAGACGACGTGTTCGTTTTTTTGAAAATACTTGTAAGACTGAAAGTATCCAAATAGTTTAAAGGGTTGCTGAATAAGGCGGTAAGGTTGGAGAGGGATATACTGAAACCCGGTTTCTTGATACACTGGCAAGGCTACCGGTGGTTTCAAATACTTACGCAAGGGAGCCAAAAAGGTGTCCCAATAAAAGGGTCGGTCTTCACGTGCAACAGGAACCTCTTCAATCATGAATTCTTGCCGATGGGTCTCGGCATACGAAATCAGGTTAAACAATTGAAACAATTGATTGCCTAGTCCACCCATCAAGGCAGTCGTAATCATTAGCATGAATGGATATTTTAAAAGAATAAACTAAACCCATTATATATGACACCATTTATTCCAAAACGTTATCTTCCGACACAACTGAGTGAAAAGGATAGACGGAGACAAAAGCGGGGTATACAAAAGTCTAGACGACTTTACCGACAAGGTATTTATTTGCCTCGGCCACATGTCACTTTCAAGTCCAAGCCTTCACGCCATATCGCGAGAGCCAAAGCCCTATTTGGTGTTGAAAACATCCTTCCTACACGCGAATTGGCCAAGGCGACGGGTTGTCCTCTGGCAGTCTTAAAAGGGATTGTGAAAAAAGGGGAAGGTGCCTATTATTCGGGCGGGTCTAGACCCAATCAGACGGCTCAATCGTGGGGCATTGCGCGTCTAGCCAGCGCTTTGACAGGGGGTAACGCGTCCAAGGTTGACTTTCACCTTTTGCGGAAATGTAATCCTACCAAAAAGGCATACCGATACGCGATAAAACCTAAGGAGTTATCTAAATGGATACCAAAAAAGAATTAGTGATGCATAATAGAGTAAAAGGATATTGACAAACCAACACCATACCGAACCTCTTGTCTCTGGAAGTTGATAACGAATAAAGGTAATCATGCCCAGCACAAGGGCCAACGAGATTTCTATCCATAACTCGGCATAGATAGGACCTATGAATAAAAAGACAATCCATCCAAATACAAAGAGAGAATATCCTTTGAAGAAGCCCCATTCTAATTGTCCATTCTCACCTACGACCGTCTTTTCTACCGTCAACTTACCCAGAACCAAGACCCAAAAGACATAGACCACGGCTAAGAACTCTCGCAAGTCTACCTCTTTTATCAGAGACAAACTAAAGATGGGTTGAAGAAGGAGTAACCCTAGACCTACTCCACTCCATAAAAGATTATACTCATTGGTCAAGTTTCGCCATAGAAAGAATTCGACCAACTGCATCAAAATAATCGATAACAGGAATAGATAAGCAGCAAGGGAGTGTATTTCTTTGATTTTATAAGGGGTATAGAGATTGTTATACAAGACAAGTCCTAACACAAAACTACTAAACAAGAATGTATTCATAGATACATGCTCGTTCCAACACATTAGAATAGACCTCGACAATTATTTGCTTTAAAATTTAGTCTTTTTGACATTAATCTTTTGTTTGACATTCTTCTTGGAGTCAAAGGCTTGTTCTTCGTCTTCGTTGTTGGCTTTCATCTTCCATAGCTCGGGAGCACATAGTTTGAAGGGTGGGGTAGGATTGGCCTTGTACCAGGCGACCTGAGAAGTGAGCTCGTTACTTGAACTGTTGTTGCAAATGACTAAACATTCGAAATTCTCGGTGCATTGGTCCATGACTTGACAGAACGATTCAAACGTGGGGAACATACCGGCATAATTCTCGTAAATACGTTTACGATTCGCAATGTAGGGTTCTCTTAAGATAAAGACATAATCCACGTTGGTTCGTAACTGGGGAGGAATCCCTAAAGGGTATTGCATGGTAATAATCAACATGATTTTCCAATGTCGACCGTTCATGAAAATCATACGCATCAGCTCGTTCTTGGACCAAGAGCTATCATACAAGCAATCATCCAGGATGACAAAGGTCCGCGGGTCGATGCTACATTTCTTATACATGTCCATTTGGGTTTTCACCTGTTTCATCACCTGTTTTTGTCTCAGTAAAATATTCTGTATGATACCCGTTTCGAACTTCGAATGAATCAGCACACCAGGCACATGATTTGCATAAAACTGGTTTGCGCCTTCTGTGCCGGAGATGACGGTTCCAATCGGGACATCCCTTTGATGATAGAGTAAATCTCTTACTAAGAAACTTTTACCCGTGTCTCGGCGACCAATCAGGACAATCACCGGTCCCTTGTTTTCGTCTTTATGAAAAACGATACGTTTCATGTCAAATTTTTTTAATTCAAGTGTCATTAACATATACAAAGAGAACGTAGGTTGAAATTAGACGCGGCCTTTTGATGAGTTCAAACGTATAAAATCTTTTATCCCGTGAAAACAATGAACGCGACTTTTCACCCTATTCAGGCGTATACCTCGATTGTCCCTAAAAAAAAGGTAGACGTCTATGTCAAACAGAACTCGTATAACGAGTATGTGGTGAAAGACGCGAATCAGCAAGAGATGACCTGTTTTAAGAAGGTTATCCCTTTAATCGATTTTGTAAAATACTTATCGGGTAAATACAAGCAAGAGGATATTCTGTCCTTGCCTATCGAAAACCCTCCCGAGGAAACCCCTTTTACCTCGTGCATCCAATCGCCGCACAATTATGCCTACGTAGATAGCTTCTTTTATTGTTTAACGTCCGGGTTGAAAGAGGAGGGGTTTCAACATGGCATGGAAGTATTCGATGAATATATTTGTATACAGGAGAACGTCGAAATTAACATTGCCGACGACTTTGAATATATTTGCGACAGCACCTTTTTTAAAGATAGACTGAATCATGAATTCTTTTTTAAAGAGGAAGAACTGAATGACCTGATTCAAGATAAAAAACTAGACCCGATTCAAATATCCGACGAAGCCTGTGTATTTGAATTAGAGGAACTGGATGAAGAGTCTGACCCGCAAGAGTTGAATGTTGAAGTTGAAGTGTTAGAATCGGATGTCTTGGAGGCTGAACTAGAGTCGGAGAGCGATGGCGCCGTTACCGACGAAGTAGAACTCGACATGGATGACGACCATGGTTCTGAACTCAGTTTTACTGAAGATGAAGAAGAAGAAGAGGAAGAAGAGAGTGATTGTGAAACACCTGAACTGATGCAGGATATGGTTCTTAACATTAAGAAAATGCCGGTTCAAGTCGTGACCTTGGAGAAATGCGAGGACACCTTGGACTCCCTTTTAGAGACAGACGCGATGCGCATGGAGGAGCTCGAGAGTGCCATGTTCCAGATTATTGTGATGCTCTATACCTACCAGCAGATTTTTCATTTTACGCACAATGACCTTCATACCAACAACATCATGTATGTGAAGACTGACCAAGAGTTTATCCGTTACAAAGTGCTTGGCCATACTTATCAAATCCCTACCTTTGGAAAAATGTATAAAATCATTGATTTCGGACGAGCTATCTACGAGGTCAATGGAAAGCGTATCTGTAGCGATAGTTTTTCAGAAAATGGCATGGCCTATACTCAATACAATTGTGAGCCTTTTTATAACCCGGCTAAACCGACCATT